ATGCGCTAGTAAAGTAGCTGCCCTAGCAAGTCCGCTGAGAAAGGAATAAGTAGCAAGTCGTAAAGAAGCCGAAAGAGTGAGCCTGATGCGTCAGATAACTCATAGAACTTTCCCTGATTTGGCGACAAAAGATAAAGTTCCTTTCTTTTATACCTTAACAAACACGGCAGCTACACACACATATAGAAAGTAGTAGATTATGGCTAATTCAAATAGCAGTCCCTCCAGGTTAGGCTTGGCTGTCGGCGGCAACGACAACTATGCGTTGTTCTTGAAGAAATTCGCTGGCGAAGTCCTCACCACGTTCACCACCAACAACGTATTTGCGAACCTCCACAACATCCGCACCATTGACAGCGGCAAGTCGGCGCAGTTTCCGATTACTGGCGTGGCTACGGCCAAATACCACACCCCCGGCCAGTCCATTTCGGACTCAGGTAACAGCCTCACCAGCACCATCAACCACGCTGAAAAGATTATCAACGTGGATAGCCTCCTCATCAGTTCGGCGTTTGTTGCCAACATTGATGAAATGATGAACCACTATGATGTGCGTTCCATCTACTCCACGGAGCTTGGTCGTGCGCTGGCTCAGCGGTTTGACCAGAACATTGCCAAAGTCCTCGCGCTCGGTGCTTCCGATAGCTCGGCGGTTGCGGGTGGTGGTATCGTTACCAGCATCAAAATCACCAGCGGCGGCACTTACAGCGTTGCTCCCACCACGGTTACGTTCAGCGCAGCTCCGGCTGGCGGCGTCACCGCTACCGGCACTCCAGTCGTCAACAACCTCAAGGTTGTGGGTGTCACCATCACCAACCCCGGTTCTGGCTACCTCACCGCTCCGACTGTGACGTTCTCGGGCGGCACAGGCACACAGGCTACGGCTACGGCGGCTATCACCAACTTCCGTGCTGGCTCTACCGTCACCCTTGAAAACGCCCTTGGTGCGGATGCCACCGGCGCGAACATTGTTGATGGTCTGTATAAGGCGGCTCAACTGTTGGATGAACGCAATATCCCGTCCAGTGACCGCTATTGCGCCCTGCCTGCTGAGTTCTTCTATACGATGGCTCGCAGCTCCACGGACTTGTTCAACCGCTTCTTCGGCAACACCGGCACTCTTAGCAGTGTCGAACTGCCGGAAGTGGCTGGGTTCAAGATTGTCCGCTCCAACAACCTGCCCCGCTATGGCGTGGCGGCGAACAGCGGCGAAAACAACACCTATAGCGGTGACTTCACTGCGCTCCGCGCCCTGTGCTTCCACAAGGCGGCTGCTGGAACGGTTAAGCTGAAGGACATCTCGGTTGAGTCTGAATACCAGATTGACCGCCAAGGCACGTTGTTCGTTGCCAAGTATGCGATGGGTCACGGCATCCTGCGTCCTGAAGGCGTGGTGCTGGTGAACGCCAAGATGCAGTAAGATAGAGTAGAGAAGGAGTGGGGTGGGGGTGCTATAGCGGACACCCTCACCCCTTTGTCAGATATGCGGACGGTATGCAATACGCCTAACAACCCGATACACAACCGCTCATTTGTGTGGGTTTGTAGTAGCTGCTGCGTATCGTCCGTTCTTATACCAGAGAAAAGAATTTTATGAGTGATACCACAAGACCTACCCGATTAGACGCCATCAACACCATGCTTGCCGGTCTTGGGGAAGCTCCCGTCGCCTCTATTGAGGGGACAAACCTGACCTACGATGTTCAGATTGCCAAAAACACCCTCTCAGAGTGTCTTAAACAGGTCTTAGGTGTGGGGTGGCACTTCAATACCGACTACGACTACCTGCTTACCCCTGATGTCAACAAAAACATCTTTGTTCCCGCAGATGCCGCCAGTGTGGATGTTGACCCGATGGAGTATCCCGACATTGACCCGGTAATCCGGGGCAACCGGCTCTATGACCGTAAGAGTCAGAGCTACAACTTTACATCCCCAATCAAAGCTAAAATCATCTGGTTGATTGATTTTGAAGAACTGCCCCAAGCTGCCCAATACTACATCACCCTGCTGGCTGCTAGAACCTTCCAAGCGAGGGTTATGGGGTCTGATTCCGTCAACCGGGAAGCCTCCCAAGCCGAGTTCATGGCTATGGTGGCGATGAAGCAGGACGATGATGCACAGTCTGACCGGACAATCTTCGATAGCTGGAGCATCGCCAACACCTTGATGCGGTAAAACTGCGATATACCTATGCCGTCTAGCAATGTAATCCCGAATCTCATCTCTGGCGTCAGCCAGCAGGCCGATTCGTTGCGTTTTCCCAGCCAAGCCATTGAGCAGATTAACGCAACCAGCAGCATTGTTGAGGGACTTACAAAGCGTCCCCATACGGAGCATATAGCAGTCATCAATACTCCCCAGCCAACAACCAGCTTTGTCCACGCCATCAACCGAGACAGCAATAACCAATACCTGACGATTATTGGAAACCAATCCATTAAGGTGTTTGATACCCGCACCGGCGTTGAAACCCCTGTAACTGCTTCCCCAGCCGCCCTAGCCTACCTTACACACGGCTCGGGTGGGACGCTGACTCCTGAAACCGACTTCAAGGCTATCAGCATTGCGGACTATACCTTCATCTTAAACAAGACCAAAACCACCGCACTTCAGACCAACCTCCAAAGCCCCACCCACAGAACACGGGCATTGGTCACGGTGAAGCAAGGGGATTATGGAAAAAAATACAACGTCACTGTAGAAGGGCAGGCCGTGACATTAAGCACGGTCACGGGGTCTGCGACTGACGCCGCCAAATTTATTGACACCACCTACATTGCAGGTGTATTGGCTTTTGGAAAATCACAAAGCGACTCATCGGCTACTACCATTTCCCCGACTACCGGACTTACCGGAGTGATGGCTGCGGCTAATATCAAAACACCTGTAGTCGTCGGCTCAACCATCGTGCTTGAGACTATAGCTACCTACACTCCAGACCAGATGCTTGTTCAGGTCAGTGACGGGTTAAGCGGGTCAGGGCTGAGTGTGGTCATTGAAAACGGCTCGGTAACAAGTTTTACCGACCTTCCTACCGAAGCTGTCGAGGGATTCAAAGTCCGTATTGAGGGGCTTCCTGAAGAAAATGTGGACGACTATTGGGTTGTCTTTAAGGCCGATAACGCAGATAGAGGAAAAGGTGTTTGGGTCGAGTCGGTTGCTCCTGAGATTCCAACCACATTCGATGCAACCACCATGCCTCATGCGTTGGTCAAGCAGGGGTCTGGCTTTACCTTTGCCCCCATCACTTGGAATAACCGTCTAGTGGGCGACGAAACCTCCAACAGCGTCCCCTCGTTTATTGGTCATCCTATAAATGACATCTTCTTTTATCGAAACCGGCTGGGGTTCTTGGCTGAAGAAAACGTCATTCTAAGCGAAGCAAGCGAGTTCTTTAACTTCTGGCGGACTACGGTTACGCAGGTGTTGGACTCCGAATACATTGATGTAGCTGCCAGCCACACAAAAGTCAGCATCCTGTATCATGCGATTCCGTTCTATGACCAGTTGCTGTTGCTAGGCGACCAGACGCAGTTCAGCCTCAAGAGCGGCGACCTGTTGACGACCAAAACAGCCAGCATCCAGCAAACCACGGAACTGCAAATCAATACCGTCTGTAGTCCCCAGATGGGCGGTAAAACCCTATATATCGCCTTTGACCGCAGCGAAGGCTATTCCGGGCTGCTGGAACACTACATTGTGGACTCCACTTACCAGTTTGATGCGCTGGACATCAGCCTGGCTGTTCCTACCTACATTACTGGCTCGCCCAGACAGATTGCCACAAACGAGAACGAGAAGATGACTCTGCTGCGGACAACCGGCCTCAAGAACGGCCTGTATGTCTATAAATACTATACCAGCGGCACAGAGAAGCTCCAGAGCGCATGGAGCAAATGGACGCTGACGGATACGGATGCTGAAATCCGAAGCATCAACTTCATTAACGATGCTCTCTATCTGGTGGTCTATCGTCCCAATACGGGGCTGTGTATTGAGCGGATGCAAGTCCGGTCAGGACTAAAAGACTTGTATGCCGACTACAGCACGTTGCTGGATAGGCGGATTACCAACAGCCAAGCCACATCCATCACTTACAACGCCCCTGCCGACAGAACCACCATCACGCTGCCATATTCCATTAGCAGCAATACCAGCAGCTTTTATACAGCAGTCACCCGCAACACCGCCACCTACACTGATGGTGGGGTAGAGCTTACTCCCGTTAGCGTCACAGTCGGCTCACCTACACAGGCCGCAACCGTTGTTTTATCTGGAAATCACACCACGACTCCGCTATGGCTTGGTAATAAGTATGTGATGAGCTATACCCCAAACCGCCCCCAATTACAGTTACCAACGGGCGGGAGTCAGGGTGGTAAGGCGTTGTTGTTCAGCCGACGCTACCAGATACGCAGAGGGACGCTGGCGTTTGATAATACGCTTTATTTCAAGGTGAGGGTTACGCCGCTTTATAGACAAAGCCGTGACCACCACTATAATGGACAGCAGACCGGAGTCGGCAACACCTTATTGAATCGCAGAGTCCTGCAAGACGGGCAGTTTGCGTTTCCGGTGCTGGCAAAGCATGACCAAGTATCCGTAGAGATTGTGAATGATTCGCCGTTCCCTTGCGCCTTGACCGCTCTTGAGTGGTTGGGTGAGGCGACATCCTTTGCAACCGCACCATGAGCTATAATGTATCAGATGGTTACAAAGCCTATATCCGCATCGCAATCGTGGCAGATGCCGAGGACTTGGCCGAGAATCTTAGACAGGCCGACTTGGATGAGCTAAAGGCGGGAGGACGCACCTCACCTCTGGAAGCCCTAAAGAGCGCGGTGATGAACACTGATTTGTGCTATGTTGCAAGAGAGTTGGATACCGACAAAGTGATTTGCCTGTTTGGTTTGGTAGTGGTGTCCGAACAGTATGGCGTCATCTGGATGCTAGGCAGCGATTTGTTGGTCAAACATCGAAAGCAGTTTATTGTTCAAGCTCAGGCTTTTTTAGACCAGTTCGCCAAGCAGGTTAAGTGTATGGGAAACACAGTCTATAGCAAAAACACGCTTCACATTGCTTGGCTAAGGAAGCTCGGATTTAAGTTTATATCCAAGATAGACCACCCAACGACAAACGAACCCTTTTACGAATTTATTAAGATATGTGCGACGCCTTAACCATGTCCGCTCTGACCTTAGCTCTTGGAGCGGCAACATCAGCGACCTCGTTTGCTGCCCAATCTGCCCAAGCAAAGGCTCAAAAATCGCAGCAAGAGCGATTAAGTGAGTTGGAAAAACAGCGATACCTTACTGAAGCCTCTCAGGTGCGACAAAAACAAGCACTTGAGGCCGAGGCTTCGGCATTGGAGCAGTCAAAAATCCAGAAAGAAGGGCGGCGACAGCAAGCCACCGCCAGAACAGCGGCAGGGGAAGCTGGAGTCACGGGACTCAGTGTGGATACCTTGTTGAACGAATATGCCGCTCAAGAAGCCTCGCTCCGTTCCCAAGCCAACCGGCAGCAACAACTGAATGAACGCTACACGGAGCAGTCCTTGGAGGCGTCACGGTTAGGCTCGCAATTCAATATGGCGCGGATTAACGAACCCATCAGCCGTCCCAGCGCACTCACACTGGCCTTGGGTATCGGCTCGGCGGGTCTGGATTCCGCCCGAACCTATAAGGAGTTTGGTGGAAAATTTGGTAAATAAATATATGGAAGCCATTACACCCCGCAAAGTATTGCAGGATTTGGGATATGCTCCCGCCCTCTCAGTTCCTCCGGTAGTCGCCCAGCCTACTCCCGCAGTCCAGAAACTAGGGCAGGTGGATGTCGCCCAAGTCAACCAATTTGTGCAGGCATTGAGCGGCTTTAACTCCTCTTTGTTGGGGTTTGCCAAGACAATGTATAATGACAAGCTGGAGACGCAGACCAAGCAGCTACCAATAGATATTGGTCAATGGACAAAGACCTACGAGGAGAACAAAGACACCATCAATCAGTCGTTGGGGAGCTATATTGAATCCCAAAGCAAAACCTACGGCTATCTGCCCAAAGTGCGGCAAGAGGTGTTGCACCATTGGGGCAGGAAGCAGGCATATCAGCAGTTTGCCGAAGCCTTTGCTGGAAGTGAGTCTCGGATAACCAGCCTTGATAAGTCGGAGAACCCCGACGACATCGGCAAGGAAGTGTATCAGAAAATCAGACAAGGGTTTGGAGACAATATGTATATCCTTGCCGGGGTGGATGAGGCATACAACGAGAACCTCGCCAACTTCAAGGTCAGGGCAGCGGCCAACAAAGACCGGCAGTTTGAGCATGAGACCGAGAACCGCGCCTCCGAACAGATTCAGGCAACGATTGAGCAGTTCAGGACTGCACCGACCCCGGAAGGAAAGGTGGCTGCAATCAATAGTCTTTTTGAGATTCAGTCCGGCCTCCGTAACATAGGGGTCAAAGATTTCCAGAAGATGTTCAAAGGCTCACTCCAACAAGGCATACTTGCGTTGGCACATAGCGACCCGGACAAAGCGGATGATTTGTTGGACTTGGTGGAGAACTACACTATTACCGACCCTAAAACAAAACAAGTGGTAGGTCAGTTTGCCAAAAGCAATACTGAAAATGCCACCATGATTACATCGCTGCGTGAGGCGGTGAATATAGCGCATGACCGGAAGCAGGCAAGAAGTCAGAAACAGAATGAAGAGCAGCAAAAAGCCACACAAATTAAAGCCGAGAACATTGTTGCTAAGGCTTTTGACGATGCCCGACTAAACAACATTGCGTTGGGAACTGCGAAGTTTTTGGAATTAGTGGATGGGGCAGTAAAGGATTTAGTTCCAAACGAGGCCGGACTTGATGCAGTCGAGAGAGGAAAGCTGCGAATGGCTATCAATGCCGAAATGGACAGGGCGCAAAGGAACGATGCAGTGGGGACGGTTGCGATTCAAGAGAACATATTAAAGGGGCTTGAGGCGGCAGAAAACCAAGACAGCGAGGCCGTGGCCGCCATTAGAGAGACGCTTCCTTTGTATATGCGTTTAGACTATGACAAGCAGGTTATCGCCCGTATGGATGCCAGCAAACTGCTGCTAAGCCAGTCAACAGGAGTGGCAGGAGATTCGCTCAAGTTAGCCAGAGATATAAAAACAATATACGCAGACGAGCAAGACAACGTAGTGGGAAGGCAGGAAGAGGCTCTGAACGAGTATCGTCAGCTTCTGATTGACGAATACAAAATCAACCGCCCCAAGTTTTCCGGCTCAAATTCCGAATATCTAGAATCACAGGAGTTCTCCACTCTTAGAAGAGAGGTCTATAACACGATTAAGGACAAATTCCGAAACGAAAAGGCACTTGAGACGGCTAAGCAAGACGCAGAGAAACCATTCAAAAGTAAGGTGTCTTTTGATGATGTAGTTGCTAAGACCATATTCCTGCCTAGCGGGGAAAACCTTAAAGAACAAATCAGATACGCTGACCAGATTTCAGAAAAGACGCTAAGCCTTCGCACGGCGGCAGGTCTTGACCCAGCCACAAAACTGACCGACAAGCATCAAGCCTACTACCACACGCTAAACAACACCTACATCCCCAAACTTAGAGCTGCGGAAGCGGAGTTTGGGCAGCTATTGGCCTCAGGAACGCTGCCCGATGGGACGCCGCTTACCCCGGAAGGAAAGCAGAAAATAACGATTGCGTGGCAGAAAGCTAAAGATGTGGTCGGCTACACTCCCGAAGAGATACTAAAAAAGAGAACCGCAGAGGGAGTCGAAATAAAGGTAGAGGATTTGGCTAACACGGCGGCTTACGTCAAAACACCAATGTTCAAGAATCTTGATGCCTTGATAGACGCCAATGTCGAGTTCCTTACCGCAAAGAACAAAAAAACCAGCCAGCTATACCTGATGGGCAAGGCGTTGGGTCTTGATTTTGAGAACAAGGAAGATATAACACAATTTCTAGAAGCGCAGCAACGGATATTGAAGTGGATGCCATCAACCAACAAACCTGATGTAAAGTTACCGGAACGAAAGGCCTTTACGCCAATACTTCTTTTACCCAGCCTTTAAGTGATTTGTAGAGACAGCTTATACAACAACCAATGAATACCACCAACTTACCTCCTGAAGTCCTCAACGACCCGACCTACAGGATGCTGGAGCAGGCGCAGCGGGAGCAGCTTCAGTTCACCGAGATGTCGGAAGCCAACCGGAAAAAGATGATGTCCGGGGAGTATGAGGTCTTGGGGTCGGGAAACCCATCGGTAATCAAGGATTCCGCCCTCAGTGTGGTGCGTGGAGCGTTGGACTTCACTCAAGGCATATACGATACGGCGGATATGCTTCCGTTTATTGAGCTGCCGGAAATTGATTTTAAGGAGGCTACGGGAATTGGTAAGGCGGAGACAGCCGTTGGAGGCATAGTTGAAGGGGTGACGGACTTTGCGCTGGCCTTTGTTCCGATTGCTGGACAGGTAGGCAAAATCAGCAAGGTGTCTAAACTAGCTAAAGCAGGCACAGCCCTGAAGCTGCTCAAGCCGGTAACAAAGGCAGGTAAGGAAACACTCAAACTTACGCTGCTAGGTGAAACCGCACTAAGCGGCGGTATTGCAGCAACCGTAGGGTTTAGTCGCACCGAAGAACGGTTCAGCAATATGCTGGTTACAATGGATAACCCGCTTCTCAACAATGCGGTCACACGATTTCTTGCCGCCGATGAGGACGACTCCCAAGCAATGTCGCGGTTTAAGAACGCTCTTGAGGACATCGGCCTGGGTTTAGCCCTAGATGCGGCAATTCTGGTTGGCGCAAAATCCATAAAGGCAGGTAAAGCAGTTCTGAAAAAAGGCGGCACTCAGGAGGAGGCTCAGGCGGCGGCTGCGGCAGTGGCAAAGGCCGAAAACCTAGAGAAAATTGCCCAAGATGTCCGAAATGATGCCGTCAACACTTCAGTGGAAGAACAGGTCAGCAAAGGCACAACAGAGTGGGCTGCCGGTGTTGCGCCGAAAGGTAGTATTGACCTCAGTCCACAAGGAGGGGTTTCACAGGTTGACCATATAGACTTAAAGGCGTTGGGATACACTGACGAGCAGATTGATGCAATGTCTCCCGAGGATGTAGCCAAGGCTCAAGCTGCAAAGATTGGGGCTGCTCCATCCGCTACCGCTCCATCCGCTACCGCTCCATCCGCTACCGCTCCATCCGCTACCGCTCCATCCGCTACCGCTCCATCCGCTACCGCTCCATCCGCCGAAGTTACAACAGGTCTTAAACCTGAAGATGTGCTTCGGGCGGAGTCCCAGACCTATAGGGGACAGGCGGCAGACAACTTTTTGCTGGAGAATGGTGTATCCAAGAAAAAAGTCAAAACTTTGCGTATTGCTGAGAAGCAGGAGGCGATTTACAACATCCTCCAAACAAAACAGGCGGACGAGTTTCTGTTGAAACGTGGATATACAGAGGCAGAATTAAAAGCCCAGCCGCTAGAAGATAAACTCAAGGAAATTGAACTGGTAGTAAAGCAGGAACAAGAGAAGGCGGCTCAAGCTGCTCCGCCTGCTACCGCTGCCGCTCCAGCTCCCGCTGCTGCTGCTGCTGCTCCAACTCCCGC